TGGGTCTGGACAACGCTGGTGGGATCGAAGGGCACCGGCTCCAGGATGTCGACCTCGGGGCCCTCCAGGTAGCGCCCCCGCTGGCCGAGCCGCCGAACATCCTCCTCCAGTTCGAGGAGCCGGAGGAGCATGGCGGACTCTCGGGTGGTCATGACCGGTGGCTCCGTTGAACCGGTGCCCCACTGAGCAGCAGCGTGGCAGCCCGCAGCCGGAACCGGGCGGCGCTGCCGACCTGGATCTGGATGCCCTCGCAGGACTCGTAAGCCGGGAGCCCGCTCTGCCGCGTCACCATCCGCCCGTGGTCGGTCAAGACCGAGGTGTTGAGCGTCAGGTCGTCGAGTTCGCCCGCCGGGGCCCGAACGCCCGTGGCGCCCGGGGGCTGTGCATGGGTCGAGGTCAGGCTGGCGGTGATGCCGTGGCCGTCGACGATGATCTCGAGGTCGAGCGCCTGGGCTGCGTCCGTCCCGAGCTCCGACGCCATGATCTGCACGGCGGTCGGCTGCACCGTATCGAGGCCCCCGGGGTAGATCGTGGGCGTCTTGGCGTAGCCGTAGACCGTCGCCCCGTCATCGGTCTCCGACCGACCCAGGACCGCGATGTGGCCGTCCGCCGTACCGAACAAGATCTGCTCGACCCCGTTCTCGTCGAGGTCGGTGGCGATCTCGGTGATACCGCCCCAGGGCGCCGTCCACACCCACCAGGCCCGGGATCGGGTGTCGAAGACCAGGATCTTCTCGTCGCCGGGGAGCGTCAACAGGTACAGGTTTCGCTGGGCCCAGTAGGCCCCCGCGGCGTCGGCGAGCTGCGCGGTGTTGATGTCCGGGAGCACGTCCTCCCAGTCCATCAGGACCTGCTGCGCCGTCAGGCCGTCGAAGATCCACACCCCATCCGCGGACGGGTAGATCATCCCGCCGTCGCCGATGCTCACCGTCGCCCGGTGGCTGATCGGCCCGGCGCCCCGAAGGGCGGTCTTGAAGACAAAGATCCCGTCCTCGCCCGGCGGCGAGGCGACGTGGATGCTCGTCGGCGTGAACACCACCAGCTGCCGGCCGATGACCGTCATCCCGCTGATGTCGTGGTTGTCGGCGTCGCGGATCTCCGTCTCGTAGACCGCCGGCCAGATGTCGGTGTCCGGGGCCGGCGCGCTCCAGTAGACCCGGCGACCGGCCGCCACGACGATGCGGCCCATGAAGTCCACGACGAACTGGCAGGTTGGGATCTTCTGCCGCAGGAGCCCGGCGGTCAGCTGGCGCGACGACAATAGTTCGCGGATCTCCTCGGGTACAGCCCCGACCCACTGCTGCACCCGGGCGTTCTCCGGATCGGTCATCAGCGTGACGTAGCGGAGGTCTTCGCCGTCGAAGGAGAGCAACGAGGTCTTGCCGTTGCACAGCAGCATCCGCTGTCGGCTGGAGTCGTAGGCCGCCGACCAAAACCGCCCGCCGCTGATGTTCCACGGCATCGGGAAGCCGACGTCGAAAAAGCCGGGCGTCTGGTTCTCGTCGCCCAGGTCAGGCTCGTACTCGGCGCCCTGCGTCAGCCCGATCTCGTGCGCGCCCAGGACCTGGCTCACCTCATAGTCGCGCTCGGTGGCAAGGAGCGGGTTGTGGCCGCGCGTCCGCAGCCGGGCGTTGGGTCGGCTGATGCTGTAGGTGTCGGTGATGTCGGGAACGGCTGTGAAGGGAGGAGCGTAGGTGATCTCGATAGAGGCACCCGCGAGGGTCGACGAGCTCGCGACGATCTCACGCTCCTCCCCCGAGTTGGGCCCCGAAGTCGCGCGGATCCGGAAGCCCTCGAACTCGCGACCCCGCCGCTCCGTCAACCACCCGGAGACATTGAACTCGACCACGCCGTTCCAGGCGGTCTGCGTCCCAGTCGCGTTGGGCGCCACGTCGGCCATCAGCACCGCCCCGCGGAACTGGCCCGCAAGGCCGGTCAACCAGCTGTAGTCCTGCCGCGTCTTGGTGATGGAGTCCGAACCGCCGTCCGACCCCGACGCCGCCGCGTGGGACGTCCACGATCCGCCCTCAACCCCAGGCGATCCGCGGTAGCCCGCCGGGCGACTGACCGCGCCGATCCAGCACGCCCCCTCGTCCTCGGACACCCGCAAGGAGTCGACCTTCTCACCCAGGTTCTTCCACGCCCCCAGGTTAGCGCCCTGCTCGAGCCCGCGCTGGTCGCGACGGTCGGAGCCGATCAGGACGAACTCCTTCCCGGTCCGACTGCGGTAGGGGATGAGGCTGCGAACCGGCTCAAGCAAGAAGGGCTTCACGCCCGGGGCCGCGATCTGGAGGTTGCCAGAGCCCGAGAGCGTGTAGGTCGTCGGGTTGTCTCCAACCGTGTCGGCGCCGTAGATCCGCACCCGCACCACGTAGACCGGGCCACGCGTCGTCCCGGCAGGCGTCTGGGTCGCCCAATCGGTCATCTGCGACCGGTGCCACGACACGCGGCCGGCGACCCGCAGCGGTTGCCGCCACAGGTTGCCGTCGGCGTCCTCGATGTTGCGCTCCGTGGTGTCGAGGATCGAAGGGAGCTCAACCCAGGTCGTGCCGTTCCAGTACTCGACGACCAACCACAGGTGCCGGCCCTGGCCAGACCCGATGCTTCCCGCCTGCACGACGGGGCCCCAGTCGAACCCGTCGAACTGCTCGTCGCACGCGATGTGCAGCAACTCGCCCACGTCCGCCATCGCAAGCGTGAAGGTCCGGTCGTGGTAGAAGGTGTGTGGCGCCGCCAGGCGGTAGATGTACGCCATCCCGGCCGGCAGGTAGAAAGGCGCGGCGCACGCCACCGACCGGAAGGCGTCCCGGCGAACCAGGTCCCCTCCGGACTCGATCACGTTCTCGGCCTCGACACACTGGTCTTGGCCGGCCTCTCTGTCCCGCCGGTTGATGCCGGCGGTCATGCGGCTGAACGGGATCGATGTGGCGCGCGCCGCCATCGTCAGGCCTGCTTCTGCTTCTTCCCGGCCGGGGCCAGGAGCTTCTCGACGTCGTACTTGGCGCTGAGCTCTTCGGCGATCTGCTTGAACCGCAGCTCGGCGTCAGCCTCCAGAGCCTCGAGGCGCGCCTTGGTGCGCTCCTCGACGGCTTGCCGGCGCTTCTGGAGCGCGATCTCGGCCTGGGCCTCCATCTTCTCGGCCTCGTCCTGGTAGCGGCGAACCGCCTTGGCGCTGGCTTCGATGGCGTCGCGCTCCATCCGGTGCGTCGAGATGAGCATCGGGGAGCCGTCCGCCTTGGTGGCCGTCATCGGGTAGGCGATGATGCCGCCCGCCATCGGGACCTCGGCCTGGATCGGGCCGTACTTCTTGAGCCAGTTCAGTTCGGCTTTGCCGCACGCACGGGACCGCTCCGAGGAGGGCGGCGGGCCCATCTTCTTGGTGCGCTCGAGATCCGGCGTCCAATAGACGCGCTCCACCATGACGGGAACCTGCTCCTGCCGGCCATCGATGAGCCGAACCGCCGGGTTGCCGTTCTTGTCCTTCTTCCACCCGACCTGCACCATCTCGACGTCCTTCTTCCACCACATGTCGGGCGGCTGGTAGACGCACTCTTCGCCGCTGTAGGTGTAGACGAGCGGCGGGAAGTAGGCGCGCACGACCTCGGACTCGGCCTTGAGATCGGGGTTGATGTGCAGCTTCTCCTTGCCGTCGCCCGGGCGCGCACTGACCCGGCGAAAGGAAATGGTCCCCTTGGACGGGGGAACGTAGGTCAACAGTTCGCCTGCTCCAGGCATGATGTGCTCCTTCAGAATCGGACCCGGCGAGCGTTCACGACGCCCGTCGAGCCGATGTTGCGCGAGCCCGTCTCCCGAAGCTGGTCGAGCATCCGTTGATGCCGGGCCACCCTGGACGGCGGGGCTTGGGAGTCGGTCTCCTGGGCGCGGATCACCGCCCCAAGCACCAGCAGCTCCTCGTGGTTGATCGGGTACGGGTGCTGATCCCCCGCGCCCGCGGTTGGCGTGTAGAAGGCCGCCACGTAGCGAAGGGTCAGGCTCAGCGACGCGGCCGGCACCGGGCGCACCGCCAGCTGGTTGCCGATGATGGCGCACACCCGGTCGGAGTAGGTGTCGGCCTCCGGGCTGTCGTCGGTCGTCTCGTAGCGCTCGAGCTCGCTCGGCGACACGATCCGCACCGGCTTCCGCGAGCGGCTATTGGTCGCGTCGACCACCGCCATCAGCGGGGCCGAAGCGACCGCCTCGGGCAGGTCCACCGCGTCCGCGTCGGCCGTGTAGGTCATCGAGGCCTCGGTCAGGTTGGCCGCGGGGTCGTAGCCGAGGATGTTCCAGATCTCCTCCGCCGAGTAGCGAAGGAACCGCTGGACCTGGGTGGAGGTGTAGCGCTGGGACAGGTTGTCCCCGGCGAACTCCCGGAAGTCGGTCTCAAGGTCGGCCCAAGTGGCCGCCGTCTTGCGCGTCCGTACGACCACCATCAGCCGGCCTCCTTCTCTTCGTGCACCGTCACGTACTCGACCTCGGGCACGTCCTTGTTGCCCATGACGTAGTCGTAGGCCTCGCGCTCTCTGCGGGCGCCTTCGGCGGTCAGCTTGGTCCGGACCGTGAAGCCCTTTCGGCGCTCGATGCGGTAGACCGTCGGGTTGGACTTCACGTCGATCGTTGCCACCGAGCGCATCCGCTGGCCGGACCCGGCCTCCTGGTTCATCGCGTCGATGTAGGCGTTGCCGAGGTAGCTCACCGTGTCGTGGTCGAAGGCCTCTTGGTCGCTGCGGTGGGCCCGCTGCTTCTTGAGCTCGATCGCGGCGAGGTTGGCCTCCACCTCGTCGGGGGTGAAGATGCCGCGGCAGGTCAGCATCATCTGCTCCCAGTCCTCGCGGTCCGGGAGCGTGTAGTCGCCCAGCCACCCCACCAGGTGCTCGACGAACTGCCGATCGGACGCCGGCAGCGCCAAGATGTCCGGGGGCAGGTACTTCGCGTGAGGCACCGCCTCCATGTGCACCATGATGACCTGCCAGATGTTCTCGCCCCGCTCGGGGTCGAGGCGCCGCTCGTAGGTGCACCAGCGCCGAAGGACCGGATGGAAGCGGACGCACATCCACTCCTTCCCGTTGCGCCAGATCCGCGACTTTCCTACGATCTCCTCGAACATCGCCTGGATGTGCGCCGGTGGCTTCTCGCCCTTCAGCAGGTCGCCGTCGACCTTGCAGAACAGGAAGCGCTCCTGGTAGGTCGCCTTCTCCCGCCGCATGTACGACGGCTGCGCCAGAGGCTCATGGTACTCCAGCGCCTCCCTGACCACGCCGGGCTCGGTGTCGTCGCCGTAGCGGATCGCCTGCATCTGGCGTTCGGTGATCGGGTAGGGTCGCTGAGCCATCCTGTCCTCCCAAAGCCCCGGGGGGCCAGGGCCGAAGCCCCAGCCCCCGAGATCCAACCGTCAGTAGCTCGCCAGAGTCCTGATGCAGATGTTGTCGCCAGCAGCGAGCGCCGTGCTGTCGAACAAGTTGGACGTCGAGATGTCGATGGTGTCGTTGGCGGTGTTGACCGCCGTCAACAGCGTCGACGCCAAGGCGCACCGAAGCGCGTTCGTCGCGCTCTGGTCCGCCATGCACGCCGACTCCACATCCCGCGTCCGCTTCACGTTGGTCTGCAACCCCACGTACTGCGACGTGAAGATCGACAACGTATCGGTGGCGTCGGTGCTGTCCGAGCAAGTCGTCGCCACCACGCGGGTCACGGTGGCGTAGACGTAGGTCGAATACCTCACCGTCTCCGTGATGGTGGACAACGTCTCCGTCCGCTGCACGCCGAACTGGTCGCGTCCAGAGATCTGGATCGACGCACAGGTGAGCGTGTCGTTGTTGTTCACATCGTTCAACGAGAAGCCGACCCGAGCCGGGTACGGCATCACATGCAACGAAGTCAGCGTGTACGTCGCCGGGCCGCTGTTGAGCGCCTGGGTCTGCAACACGTTGGCCGTGCCTGGGTCTGCCGATGGAGACGTGATTCCGGTGACCGTCGGGTTGTACTGAAAGCAGAACTGCCGGCGTCGGATGGTTGGTTCGACGTTGTCGTCGCCCTCCAAGGCGAAAGCCTCGACGGGAACCACCAGCGCCAGCAGCAGAGCCAAGAGCTTGAAGATCGTCTTCATGGTCTCTCCTCTCCTTCTCCCTCCGCTCACAGGAGCCCGGTGGTCGAGCCGTTGATGTCTTCGACCTGCGCGTTGCCTTGCGGGTTGAGGCACATCAGGTTGTCGGACTCGACGAGCGGGATCTCGTGGGAGTCGCGGCCGTCCCGGAACCGGTCCTCGTGGTTGCGGTCCATCATGCCGAGCGGGGTGTTGACGTACCGCTTGAACGAGCTGGTCTGGAGACCGAAGGCAAGGAAGTCCGGGCAGTGCCGATCGACCTCGATCATCGCGGACACGTCGCCCGCGGTGTACTGGAGCTTGGGGCCCCAGCCCTTCTCCTTGAGCACCGGCGAAAACTGCCGATCACCCTTGGTCTCCCGGATGTACTCGCGGCGAACCGCGCGGCCCATCATGACCACGTCCATCCGACCGCCCTTGTTGTAGCGGGACTCCGCCGACTGGTCGAAGACGAAGGTCAACTCGTTCTCGTCCCAGTCCCGCAAGGTGCCGGAGTTCGCATCGTAGATGCTGTTGAGGAACGGGTACGACGCCTTGTCCAGGGAGTAGACGAACGCCTTGGTGGTGGCGTTGCCCAGCATGTTGGCCAGGCCGTTGCCGTGGCCGGACTTGCTGTCCGCGTCCGCGTCGTCGGTCGTATCCCAGTGCCCGGTGATCCGAGATCCGTACGCGATCACCAGCGCACCGTTCGCGGTCGCGCCCGCCGAGTAGTCCGACGGATCGTTGGCTCCAGTGGTGCCGCCCGCGGTCGTGCCCACGAACGAGGTGTCGTCGATGATCGACAAGATCACCCGCTCGTTGGCGCCGTCCACGTTGGTCCACGTCGGTGCGCCCTGCTGCACGGGAGCGCTTCCGGAACCAGAGACGATGTTGTAGGCGAGGCCTTCAACGAGGTACTTGGTTCCGCTGATCCATCGGCCATCCGCCGCCGAGGTGCGGTTGTTCCGCGGGTCGACGGTGTGGAGACCCGACCCGTCGTGCGCGTAGGCCGACAGCTGCGCGAACGGCGAGAGCACACCGAGGTAGGCCTCGATGTTGCGCATCAGGTGGTGCTGCTCGCGGGCGCTCCGGAGCTGCTCCTTCATCACAGCGATGTAGGTCGCCGTGTCGCCCGCCTTCGCGGCGCGCTCCGCGTGGCCGGTCGAACGCACCCGGGCGTAGTGATCCTTCGGCCAGATGGCCGGCTTCACGAACCGCGGCGCGGTCGGAGAAGCCATCACCTGATCTTCGAGCAGCGGCATGCCGGCCGAGGCTACGTGGCGGTCCATGACGCTGAAGAGCGTCTGGATGCCGCCGATGCCGTTGACGGTGTTCTTGGCGATCATGCTCCAGAGGCGGGCCTCCGGGTTGATCATGTCGTTCCAGCGGGGGAAGTACTGCTCTTTGAGGGCGCCCTGGAAGGCAGCCATGCTGCCGCCAGTGATGCCCGTGATGTTATAAACAGTCATCGGTTGCTCCTATTCGGAGTCAACCCCAACGACGCATGCCGTTGGCGGCGACACCGAACTGAAGGCCCAGCGCGTCCTCGGGATCGATGTCCTTCGGCTGCTGCTGGGGTCCGGCGACCGGGTCTCCCGGCCGACGTCCGCCACCGTTCCCCTTCATCGCGAGCGCACCAGGAGGAAGCGCAGGGTCGAGCTTCGGCGCAGCGGCAGCGGCCGGGGCCTTCTTGGGCACCAACTCCATCAGGCCGATGTGGTTCACGACCGCTTGCAGCGCCTGGTTCGGATCTGAGATCCCTGCCGCCGCTGCGTAGTCGTAGGCCTGCTCGATGACCGCCTGCCGGGTCTTCGCCGGCACGTTGTAGTCCTTGAGCGTGGTGTTGAAGGAATCCTCCAGCCCGCGCATGTAGGCGGCCATCAGCTGCTGCTGCTGCGCTTCCTGCTTCGCCTGCTCGGCCTGCTCCATGAACGACCGCATCAGCCGGAGTTCGGCTTCCATCTGAGCCTTCGCCTCCTGCATCTGCTTGTGGGTCTGGAACGCCAAGGCGTTGACGGGGCCCGTGATCGGATCGCTGAAGTCGATGCCCTGCTTGAGCAGGGCCTGCATCTCCGCAGCCTGGCGGGCCTGAAGCTCGCGCTCGATGCGCTGCTGCTCGTAGGCCTGCATCTGCTGCTGCTGGAAGGCGTTGCTCTGGGCGATCGCCGCCTGAAGCTGCGCGATGACCTCGGCCTGCCGCTCCGCGGCGATGCGGAACTCGTTGCGCTCGGCGACGAGCTCCTGGATCCGACGCTGGGCCCCCGGCGTCTCGGCCGGCGGCGACTCCTGCACGCCCTCCTGGGGCGCTTGCTCTGAAGAGGTGGGGGCGGGCGCGGCCTGAGGCGCCTCAGCCGGAGATCCCTCGATCGCCTGCTGAGCCGCCGGGGCGGTCCCGTCCGGAGGTTGCTGCCCTTGACTCTGAAGCTGGGCAAAGAACGCCTGCTCGAACGCATCCTCCGGCGAAGCCGCCGGAGAGACCGCGGGGGTCTCGGTTGGGACAGGGCTCGGAGTGGCTTCAGTGGTCATGCTTGTTTTCCCTCGGGTCTACGCCTTGACGCGGACGAACGATGACCCAGGGGCCCAACGCGAGCCGGCCGTCCCCACTGACGTAGGGAAACGGTTGACGGCCTGCGTTCGCGCCAAACCCCATGGTTGGGGCCAACACTGAACACTTCCGACCGAAGAGTCAATATCAGGCGGCGTCGTCGTCGAGGGCGGGGTCGAGGGCGTGCCCGCCGTCCTGGGGGGACTCCGCCTCGGGATCGACGGGTTGCGAGGCGCCGGGCGGCGGCGGGCCGCCGGGAGGAGTGGCGCCCTGGCCGCCTTGGCCGAGCATGGCCTGCTGCTGAGCGAAGGCCATCTGCTGCGCCTCGTCGTAGGCCTCGTGCTCCTCGACGAGTTGGTCGAGCTTGGCCTTCTGGAGTGGCGCCAGGTTCTCGTATTCGATGGTCTTTCGGAACTCGTTGATGGTGTCGATAGCCACCCGGTGGTCGTCGAAGACGTCGGCGGTGACGACCGCGAAGGGGTTGTCTTGGACCGCGGCGATGTGGCGTCGGGCCTTGGAGCGATCGGCCGCGTCTTTGTCGAAGGTGGACCGCCCGATGTAGCGGTCTTGGAGCATGGCCCGGGCCCGCTCCGCCTCGGGGGTGTCGCTCAGCAGCTGGGCCTCGGCGAGCTCGATGGTCTCGGACAGCAGTTCGTCGGAGGTCTGGGGGCCGCCGCTGAACACCTCGGGGATGACGTCGGTCTCGAAGTCGTAGTCCTCGGCGCGGAACTGGGCCGTTAACCACTGGTTGTTCTCGCCGATCCTTCGGACGATCCGGCCGTCGTCGTAGAACTGCTGGGCCAGCCAGATGTTCTGCTGAAGCATCTTGGCGAACTGGATCTGGAACGAGATCACCGCCGGGCGCCGCAGGGCCTGCTCATTGTTCTTGAGCATGCGGATCGCGCGGCCCGACAGGTCGCCCTGGATCGCCTGGTCGCCGCGGGAGACGTCGTTGTAGCCCGAGATCTTATTGGCCCGGTCGATGGTTTGGTCGATGAAGAGGGCCACCGACTGGGGGAGGTCGGGGATCGGGCTCTGCTCCGGCTTGCCGAGGCCGCGGTTGTACTCGATGGTGCGGGCGGTCTTGTTGGTGAAGTCTTCCTTGCGGGCGCTGCCTTTGGGGATCAGCCAGTGGCCGTTGACGTTGCGGTCGAGCATCTCCCGCTGCTTGTTGGCGGCGTGGTTGACCGAGCTCTGGAGGCCGATCAGTCGCCGGATGATGCTGTCCGCGTAGAGCGACCCGGGGACCATGATGTCGCCGAAGAAGGGGGTGAACGGGATCCGGCACGGCTCCAGCGGGTTCGGGCCGTAGTAGTAGAGCGTCGGCCCCGAGAAGATAACGAGCCGCCCGTTCGGGTAGCGCCGGCACCGCTTCTCCCAGTGGAAGACCAGCTGGGCCAGCGCGTTGTGCTTGTTGGTCGCGGTCCCGGTCCCCATCGGGTCGTCTTGCTGCGACCGGCGGAACTGCTCCTGCGAAAACTCGGCCCCCTGGTCGAAGCTCGCCGGCCGGCCGAAGAAGTCCTTGGGCCACAGGTCCTGGAGCTCGTCGATCGGGCGGAGGATGGAGTGGGCGACGTAGCGGACCTCGCGCTCGGTGCGAGCCGCGGGGTCAACGAAGAGGTCGGTGCTCGAAACGAAGGTGTTCTCGATCTCGCCCTCGGTGCGCACCGGCAAGATCCGTTCGCCGAGGCCGTCGTACTCGATGTCGAACTGCTGCTCCTCGACCTCGTGCCACTGCCCGTCGTCCCCGGGCTGCGCCTCGAGCATCTCCTGCTCCGGGAGCTCTCGACCCAGGTCCGGGTTCCACATGCTCCGCATCCACGCGAGGCCGCCCTGCTTCGCCCACGAGATGCAGCGGTGGAACTCGTCGAAGTCGATGATGCCTGAGTGCCAGAAGGACCGCGCCAAAAGCTCGGTGGCGTGGGCCCGGCGGCGCGACTTCTCGTCGTCCTTGGCGGAGGGGACGGTGATGTTGGGGATCCGGTCGAGGGTGGCGGAGACCGAGGCGGAGACGATGGGGCCGATGATGTTGTGCGGGTCGGCGTACTCGTCCTCGGGCACGTCTTCCACGTTGTCGAGGCCGATCTGATAGCCCCGGTAGGCGTTCGCGTTCTCGAGCTCCACGAGGCGACGGCGGTACTCGTAGTGGTGGACCGCGTCCTTGAAGAGTTGGTTCACCTCCGCAGCCTTCTCGCGGATCTGATCCTCGGAGAGCTTCTTTTGTCCGCGGCGCATCGACACGGCTTAGGCTCCGAACGCCCGCTGGTTGACGTCGCCGTGGCGCCGCAGCCGCTCGAGGCGCGCCGCTTCGGACTGCTCGCGGATCTCCTTCTCGGTCTGGGCCTCCAGATCTCGCTGGTGCCGAACGGTCTCGAGGAAGGTCCCGCCCTCCACCCGCATCCGCTCCTGGTGACGGAAGACGATGAACAAGACCACCGGGGTCGCCGCCACCGCCGCCACGGCGACCACCGCCAACGCGACGATCAGGGCAACTTCCACGGGACAAAACATACTCCTTGGTCGGAAAGCGAAGCAAGCGGTGTTAGGGTGTCGGGGTGCCGAAGGCCAAGAAGAAGGTAGCGGATAAACCCGCCGACTACGAGGCGCGCCGGGCGAAGTGGGCGGCGAGCTTCCCTGACTACGCCGCCGAATGCCTCCCGATCATCGACCGCGACGACCCGACCGGGGCTGCGGTCAAGCCGTTGGTCTTCAACGACTGCCAGAACGCGCTGTGGTCGCTGGTCGAGCGGATCATGGCCTTCAACCTGAAGCGCAGTCGGATGCTCCACGAGATCGACGCCCGGGTCCCGATCTCACCCTACCCCATCAAGATCGTGGTCCTGAAGGCCCGGAAGGTCGGGATCTCAACGATGATCGGGGCCTACGCGGCCTGGCGCAGCGAGTTCAACCGGGCCACCAAGTGCATGATCATGGCCCACCACCTCCGAACGGCGGTGGAGCTCGGCAGCATCCTGCGCAACTTCCCGAACTGGCGCAGCCCGGACCTGGCGGCCTACCACGTCCCGATCGTCCGGAGCCCGGACCAGAAGATCGCGTGGGAGTCCGAGCACGGCTCGGTCGTCGAGATCGAGACCGCCGGCACCCGGGTGCAGGGCGCCAACCGCGGCCGCACCTACCACGTGCTCCACATCTCGGAGGAGGCCTTCATCACCGATCCGAGCGAGGTCTCGGCCGCCCTCGCGGCCCAGACCAGCTACTCGGTGGTGTTCGAGGAGAGCACCGCCAACGGCCCAGGGGACCTCTTCCACGAGAACTGGGAGGGGGCCTGGACCATCGAAGAGGCCGAGGCTGCCTACGAGGCGGGCGCCCCCGACAAGGAAGGTTGGAACGGCTCCTTCCAGTTCTTCTGGCCCTGGTTCGCCGACCAAGGGCGCTGGCTCCCGCTGATGCCGGGCGACGCCGAGCGCATCATGGCGACCCTCTCCGAGGAGGAGCGCGAGCTGGTGGACCTCTACCAGGTCAAGCCGGAGCAGCTGAAGTGGCGCCGGCACGTGCTCGACGGCGAGGCCAAGAAGAACATCGACCTCTCGCCCATCGAGTACTTCCATCAGGAGTACCCGGCGACCCCGGAGCAGGCCTTCGTCGCCAAGGGCCGCACGGTCTTCAACCAGGACCGGCTGGTGAAGATGGCCGAGGGCGCCCACAACATCACGCCCAGCTACTACCGGATGATCCGGGTCGAGGAGGACTCCTGGGAGTGGATGCCGGCGGGCCGCGAGGAGGCCACGCTCAAGGTCTACGAGCCTCCGGCTGCGGGCCACAGCTACGTGATCGGCATGGACGCGGCCGAAGGCGGCGACGGCTCAGATCCATCCGTCCTGACCGTCTTCGACCGCACCGACGGGACGTTCCTTGAGGAGGTGGCGCGCTTCCGCGGGCGCCTTTTGCCCGACGAACTCGGCGAGCTGATGGTCCTCCTCGCCCATCACTACAACGAGGCCTTCATCGTCCCCGACCGCAACCCTCAAGGGAAGGCGGCGTGCATCAAGATCGCCCGGATGGGCTACGCCTACACGTACCACTCGAAGAACGTCGAGGTGGTGAGCGATCAGAACGAGCCGGACGCCTTCACGGTGGGCTACCTGACCTCCAACACGACCCGGCCGATCTTGATCGCGAAAGGCGCGCTGGCCCTGCACGACGGTTTCGTGCTCCTGCGCGACTCGGTGGCGATCAAGGAGTGGCAGAGCTTCCAGTACATCGAAGGAAAGCCGCAGGCGCCGCTCGGAAAACACGACGACTGCGTGTTCGCGGACCTCTTGGCCATCTACGCCCACTTCGACCCGATGTCCGGGGCCCCGTTTTTGGACGTGGTGCGCGCCGAAAGGGCCGTCGACGAGGGCCGGGTGGAGCAGATCTCCGAGGGCAAGCTGCTCGGAGCCTCGATCCGCGAGATGAAGGCCGCGTGGGCGAAGAAACACGCTCGGGCGGCGGCCGTGGAGGCGACGAAGAAGCGCCTCCGCTACGGCAACCCGTTCGACTAGAACGCGGTAGCAGGCTTCTGCGGCTGCTTGGTCGGCTCGGCGGACGGGGCGGGCGGCGCGAGGTGCTTGGCGGCGACCTGGGCCAGCTTCGCCAACAGCTCGGCGCCCTCGAGTTGCTCCTTGGCGGTCTCCAGCACCAACTTGGCAGCCTCTTCGCGGCGGCGCAGGTCCTGGATCTTGCCCTTCGAGAGCTCGGCGCCGTCGGCGACCGCTTTGGCAGCAGCCTTGACGGTGTCGGCCGCCGACTTCACCGCCAACTTGGCGCTCTCCAGGTCGCCCGGGGAGAAGTCCAGCGACAGCACGCGGTCCGCGGAGAGCTTGAAGGCGAGGCCGCCGCCCTCGGCGACGACGAAAAGGCGGATGTTGTTCTTCTTGAAGACGGCTTGGGTCATGGGGCGACCCTACACCAGGCACTGAACCGACGTCCAGGTCGCTACTTCTTGGCCTTCTTCTTCTTGCGGGGCGGGGGCGGGCGCATCTGGAACCCCGGGAGCGCCTTCACCCCTATCGGTGGGATGCGGTCTTCGCTGCGCGACTCGGCGCCGGGCGTCGGCTGGATCTGCTCGACGAGGGGGTAGCTGGGGATCCCGTTCGCAGCCGAACCCGGACCCACCAGGCCGTTGTAAGCAGCGGCCCCAGCAGTCCCAAGAGCAGGTGGGATAAGACCCAAAGCCGCCAGGGCAGCAGGGCGACCAGCACGTGCGTCCAAAAGAAGACGATCAAAATGGCCAGCAAAACCTTGGGGAACAGCCGCACCCTGCGGTTGTGGGGCCGCGGTGGGCGGTGGGGCAAGAGGGGTACGCATGTTCAGCGTCTCCCCGCTGGGGAACGGCTTCGGGCCCGAGCCCAGGAGCGACGGATCGGTGCCCGGGAACGAGGCCATGTTGCGCGGCATAACCGGGGTCAGCGGGCGAGCCGGGGGCGCCGCCGGTGGAGGGGCACCCACCACCGGCTGGTTCTGGATCAGGCCGCTGGTCCCCATCCGGGGCGGGGGGCGCATGCCGGCGGCGAGATCGGGGATCGGCGGGGCCTGAAGCCGAGGAGGCGGAGTAGCCGGACCCGGAGCGGCAACACGGGAGGACAGCGCCTCCCCGGGCCCGGCTGCACCGCGAGCGAGAGAGCGCCCAGCACCAACGGCGCCAGGGATGAGGCCGAGACCGGCCCCCATCATGGCGTTCGGAACGACTTCGCCGAGTTCGCCCCCGCCGCCCATCGCGGCGTTGCCGCCGATGCCGCCGATGGCACCCGAGCCGAGGGCGAGCGGGAGACCCGCCACGCCGGCCGCGCCCAGGAGCGGGGCCGCGGCGCCGGCCACGGTGGCACCGGCGAGTTGGCGGCCGGTGATGCCGATGGGGCGCATCGACTTGGCGGCCTGCGAGAACGGGTCGGCGCTGCGGGCCGGTGGAGGAGCGGGAGCGTCGGCGAGTTCGGCGTCGGGCTCGGGGTCTTTGACGAAGCCGAGGCCCGGGATCCGGGTGCCCTGCGGGGTCGCGGACACCTTCGACACCATCGCCTGAAGCCCCGGCACCCGCTCTCCGCCGGCTCGAGCGGGCGGAGCACCGGAGGGTCGCGAGGGCGCTGCTCCGCCGGCGGCCGGCGAGGCCTTGGCGAGCGCAGCTTGGAGGCCGGGGATGCGCTCCTTCCGCTTGGGCGGTCTCTTCGCGAGGGCCCCGGGGTTGGTGTTCTTGAGCTCTTCGATGAGGGCCCTCAACTCCGCCTCGGAGGGCATCGGGGCGGTGGGGCCAGCGGGCTCGCCGCTGTCGAAGGGGACGACGCTCCGCGGCAGCGCCATGCCGGAACCCTACACTGCGCGTCGGTTCAGTGTCTACGGCTTCGCGCGTTCTATAGGGGAGCACGCTTCGCCTCGCGCTCCGCCAACTCCAACTCACTTGCTTCCATCGCTGCCTCCCCTTGGCTTCTGCCCCCGGAACACCTGCACCGCCTGCTCCGGCTCGTCCTTCCGCCACTGCTTCCTCGGCCGCTTCCGCATCTGCTCGACGATCAGCGCCCGCTCCGCCGCCTCGCACTCCACGCACCGCATAAAGTAGGGCGGCCTCAAGTACCGGTACCGCTTCCGATGCCCGCACGACAACACCGCCATCCTGCTCCCACCGTCGTAGTCGACGACCGCCTTCGTCGCCAACACCGCGCCCCCCACCAACCCCCGCTCCGGCTCCTCCTCCCGATGCGCATTCTTCCCCCAGATCCCCACCCGCTGACGACGCGCCCTCTTCTCCGGCTCCGCTCCCTCCCCCGCGGCAGCGAACACCCGC